TAATAATCCTGGTGATTTATTTGCTTGTAAATAAGCAATACGATCGCTTTTCTTTACGATCTTGGAAGCTTTTTCTAGTACTTCCGAAACTAATTGTCTAGCCATTGTAAAATTCCTCCACGACTTCAATCAAATGATTACATCTTTTCTTTATTAAATAGTTTAATACTTTCATATTTGGCGTTTTTGTTTGCCCGTTAAAAGTATTTATAATTGTTTCTTGTATGTTTTCTGGTATATCAGTCAAATCTATCAGTTTTTTGTTACGTTGATAATTGCGATATATTTCATCATCCATAGATTCTCTTAGATTATCTGCGTTTTCTAACCATGCATCAATCTTTGTCTGTCTTAATGGTGTTTGGCTTTTTTCAGATATAAATGTATCGTCAGCTGAAAGAACATTTGGTATTCCATCTCCTGTATCTCCTCTCATAATATGATTAAAGAGATATGTTCTAGGATTCTTATCAGTCACAAACTTCTTTTGTATAGGACTAAATTGTTTAACATTTTTAAACTTTTGTAATTGAATAAAGTCTTTATCAGAAGAGATAATCATAACTGGTTCATTCATACCAAACTCTTGTGTTTGCATAGTTAATGTACCAATAACATCATCAGCTTCTACGCCTTCTAGATGTACGACTTTATATGGTAGGTAATCTCTTATTTCATCTCTTACAGTATGCAAAATTCTAAATATTTCAGTCCAATCTTGACTTGAACTATCTCTGTTCTTTTTACGAGCTGCTTTATATTCTGGAAAGAATTCTTTTCTCCATGTATTCATGCCATCAGCACATATAACAAGTTGCCCATATTCTTCTCTATATCTTTTGTTGTACATACGTATACTATTAAGTATCATATGTCTTATCATGCTTTCATCATTGAGCTTTTGCACAATTATATTAGACAGCGCTATTTGGCTGTAATCAATCAGTATCATTATCTTCTGGATCCTCGGGTGTAAAAGTAAATTCTATATCGCTATCTTCTGGTGTAAATGTATATTCAGCTATTTGATGATTAGCTTCTTCATTTATAAGAATCATTTCTTTGATTTTTATATAAGCGTTATCCATTGTTTGATGCAATCCATGTGGCATAGCGTACCAACGATTAAACATTGCATTTAACATATTAACAATAACAAACATATCTCTTGACTCTTGTTTTGTTTCATCTCTGAAATCCATTAACATAAAGTCTTGATTTACTTCACCAGTTGTAATAAACTCTTCCATTACTTCTAATAAGAAATGAGAGTTATCAACACATTCATCGCTGAGTTTATTAAGAAGATCAGCATCTTCTTTTTCTTTTTTGATTTCCGGAGTCGGAAACTTTAATATTTTTGCCATAATATATCTATTATACCATACTTTTAAGTAAATGTAAACGTTTATTTTAAGTTTTTTACAGCATTACCACCTATTCTACAATTGATAATACCGTTATAATACTCTTCTTTTAATAAGACTTCTCTTTCGAATTGCTCTTTTGTTTCAAGATATGCGCATTCGCCTTTCGATTTACAGAGATGTATAATCTCTCTATGGAAGAAGTCTTCTCCCATCTTTTCGACATCTTGTTGTAGGTGTTTATTAGAACCGTAGTATGTACGCCAATCCGATTCGACTTTAAGTCTTTTGCGCCTCTTTCGAGTTTTTGTAATAGGAAGAGTCTTTGCCTTCCAAAAAAATTTCTTTCCAATGTACTTTTTTGCTGTGCCTCTATTGGTTATACAATATACAAAACCGTACCACACGTCTGGAGTAAAATCTTCTGGTGGTTCGAACTTTCTTCCTTGATATATCCAATTATTCGTCATTAAAATCTAATTCGTCTAAATCATCATCAGCTGGTTCGCCGCAATGAGGACAAAAATTTATTCGTGTTTCTCTGTCATCAGGTTTTATGACTATGCGTGAATAACAATATTCGCACTCTAAAATCACAACTCTAAATCTACTAAAGCTTGAAGTTCTGTGTAACCGCCAATCTTATTTCCATCTACTATAATTTGTGGAAATGTTCTTGCGTTAGGAAAAATTTCTAGCATTTCTTCTCTACCAAAGTCTTCTCCAAGTTGTTTATATGTGTATTCCATATCCTCTCTTTCGCATAATGCTTTTGCTTTATCACAAAAAGGACATTGTGTTTTTCCATATATCTCTATCACTTCATTGTCTCCTCAATAAATTTACCTATTGTTTTCATATCATCATCTGATAGCATACCTGCTTGAGCCCACATAGTAGAACTCATTGATCCCACAGTTTCACGATTCTTGTACTGTTGTAATCTTTGGTATATGTAATCAGCAGATTTTCCTTTAAGCGCTGGGAACACGGCCATACCTTGTCCCTCGCTACCGTGGCAAGCGGCACATCCAGACCAAAGTCCTTTAATGGAACTAAATGGATCTGTTGCAGCGGCAGCGTTTTTTCTTTGTTCAATTTCAGTAGCCGTGCCATTAATTTTAACATATTCTTCATAACATTCTCCTATACATGATGTATTTCTTTTACCATTTTTATGTTCTAAATCTGGATATACTGTTGCTCCAAGAAATCCAAATATACTTGCTGTTGCTAATAAAGCCATTCCTAATTCTTTCATTATGTTCCCGTTGATGTGCTTGTTGATGTTGATGTACCAGTCGCTGTAGTAGTTGTAGGTACCGTAGTTGTGGTTACATCCATATTTTCTAGCTCTTCTATAATCTGAGCTTCTATTTCAGCTTCTGTTTGTGTTGATGTCGCTGTTGATGTACCTGTTAATGATTCAGCAACTGCTGTAAGTACTGCAGCTGTTTGAGTTACCTGTGTAACATCAACTGCATTATCTGGTATTGATTGTTCTACTACTGGTGTTTCTGGTTCAGGATCTACTTCTTCCCATAGGTTTCCTTCCCATGCCCAAAGTAGTGCTATTAATACTATTACTTCCATATTTTTCTCCGTTAAAAATTATTTATAAGCTTAAACCGCTTAGCGTATTTTTATCTACGTCTTGTTTTACTCCACCAACAACATAAGAACTTATTTCTGTTTCTTGTGGAGCAACTTGTACATTACCACCTGATATCCATTTTTCTGTCCAAGGTAATGGATTCATTTGTGGTACATGATAAGGACAAGGCAAACCTAATGCTCTCATTCGTTTGCATCCTATCCATTCTATATAGTTATGTAATATTGCTTCGTTTAAACCAATCATAGAACCATCTTTGAAAAGATATGTTGCCCATGCTTTTTCTTGTTCAATAACATCTACAAATAATTTAACAGCTTCATCTTCCATTTGTTTTGATATTTTAACAAAGTCTTTATCTTCTTTTAAGAGATTACGTATCATAACTGTTGTACCAGCTAAATGAGTATTTTCATCTCTTGCAATAAACTTAATAATCTTTGCGTTACCTTCCATCTTTTTTAATTCAGCAAATGCCCATGAACAAGCAAATGATACATAGAATCTAATACCTTCTAATGCATTAGCTGATAATAAACACATCCATAGTGTTCTTTTATTTGATAACTTGTTTGTTGCTGCTCTATTATCGTCAATAAGTTCATCATAGTATTTTGCAATGTCATCTCCACATTCCATAATTTCTTTTACATCAAGCATTGAATCAAAGACTGCACTTGGATCTGGATAGATGTTTCTTATAATATGAGTGTATGATCTACTATGAATTGTCTCAAAGAATGACCATGTTTCAATCCAGTTCTCTACTTCAGGTAACGAACATATAGGAAGGAAAGCAAGGTTCGGAGCCCGACCTTGAACAGAGTCCAATAGTATTTGCCTTTTGAGATTAGATGTGAAGATGTGTTTTTCATGATCAGTTAAATTATCAAAATCCTTTTTGTCTTTAGATACATCAACTTCTTCAGGTCTCCAAAAGAAACCAAGTTGTTTATCTGTTATCTTTTCTAGTTGAGGGTATTTGACTTGATCGTATCTTGCGATGTCAACACTCTCATCAAAAAACATATTACGTTCTAAGTGAGATTTTTTATTTTTCTTGAGTACTGCCATCGGGTTTCCATGAAATGTTTGATTTTGTTTCTATTGCGTCTTGTGCGCACTGTATATATTCTTTGTCTTCTTCTGAAAGTACTGACCAAAATTTACTTATTGTTAAGGTATGATCATATACTACTTTCGGATTTCTTAAATGATAATCTACTTCCATCCAAGCTTGAAGTATGTCCATTCTTTGATTTATTTTCTTTCTTAAATCTTGCATGAATCACAATCTTCATCATCTTCAACATAGGTTTCTGCTTCACCATCATATGCATGATGAGTTTCACCATCAGTTATCTCACCAGCACCATCAAAGGTGTTAAAGTAATACAACTGTTTGAGGCCATACTTATATGCCGTCACTAGATCAGTAATCATTACTGACATTGGTACCTTATTATCCTCAAAGTGTTCAGGATTATAAGATGTGTTTACAGAGATACCTTGGTCTATATACTTTTGTAATATACCACATATTGCTAAGTATCCTTCTGGAGATTTTTGATCCCACAGTAAATCATACTTATTCTTAAGGTGGTGATAACCAGGTACGACCTGAGCCATTACACCATCTTTACTCTGTTTGTACGATACCAATGCTCTTGGTGGTTCAATACCATTCGTACTGTTACTTATCTGAGCGCTTGTTTCAGCGGGCATTAAGGCCATTAGTGTAGAGTTTCGAATTCCCGTTTCTCTGAGTTGTTCTCTTAACTCTTCCCACGGCAAACGTTCTCTATGCACTATAAGATTATCTAACGCTCTCTTATAAGTGTCGATAGGAAGTACTCCATCAGAATATTTCGTATCAGTATTATATATCAATTTTCCTTTCTCAGCGGCAAGGTTTGCTGAACTTTTTATTAAATAATATGACCATGCTTCTGCATATTCATCTACTATTTCGTATGCAGATTCATCGTATTTTAATCCTCTTTTTGCAAGAAAGTACGCGAGGTTGATAATCCCAACTCCCAACGGTCTTCGAGATAATGTACCTTTTTCTGCTGCTGGGATTGGATACCCTTGATAGTCAAGTAGCTCATCAAGAGCACGCACAGACAAATCGCAATATTTTTCAAATTCGGTGGTTTCATTTATAAGTCCCCAATTAATAGCCGATAAAGTACATAATGATATTTCACCTTCTGTGTCATCATAGTTACTTAAGGGCTTTGTAGGTAAATCAATCTCACAACATAAATTACTCATACGTATTGGAGCAACTTCAGGTTTAAACGCACCATGATCATTTGCATGATCTACATTCATAAGATATATTCTACCTGTATCTTTTCTTTCAGTTAAAAATTGTTGAAAGACTTCAAGTGCTGGTAATGATTTTTTACGTATTGATGTCTTTCTTTCGTACTTCTCATATAACTTATCAAACTCATCTTGATCTGCAAAGAACGCTTCATAGAGTCCTGGCACATCATTTGGATCGAAGAAAGTTATATTACCGCCTGATAATAACCTTTCATACATAAGTTTATTGAATTGAAATGCATAGTCCATATGTCTTACACGACTTTCATCAGTACCTTTATTGTTTTTAAGTACAATAAGATCTTCAAACTCATAGTGCCAAAGAGGTAAATAAACTGTGGCCGCTCCTCCACGTACACCTCCTTGCGAGCACGACTTCACAGCCGATTGAAAATACTTTAGGAATGGTATTAATCCTGTATGTACAACCGAACCATCACCTACCTTGGCACCATTCGCTCTTATTGATCCTGCG